CTTCGTAGAATAGGCGCGGCGCGTCTCCTGATCCAAGGCGAAGCCTGTTACTCTGAGCCCATTGTTGTTCTGCGCATCAACTTGGTTGAGGGCGAAACTAGGAGACGTGAAGTACAGACGCCTCGCCCCCCCGAAATGCTGCACCAAGACAGCACCGTTACTCGACAGGAGCGTGGCATCTCCGAAAAGAAGCGGGTACACGCTGACTGTGGTTCCTGCGCCCGAATACATCGGCTTGCAGACCGTGACCAATGAGCCATGCCAAGGGATCGGCATGATACCGCCGCCGTGGAAGGTGTTGTCGAGCTTCAAGCAACGATGGCCATCTATGGTTTCGAAGATCGGGCTGCCTACGTCGATAAGCAGCTCGGCTCTGTCGCCGTATCCGGCCATGTCCCGAAAGGCTTGGCGATCAGCGTCATAGAAGTATGGTTCGTCCGAAAAGCGATAACCCTGGACATAACTTGGAACGTCTCTCGCGGGGATCATTAGCCTTGCCTCACTTTGTTGTAGGATTGGGGCATGGCCCATTTGTAGTTGATGTAGGAGGGGTCGAAGATTGAGGGCCAGCCTGGGGACTGAGCGCGGATTAGCGAGCCAGCATTGTTTTCCGGACCGTTCATGAGTGTTGCTGGTGTCGCCTGCGATGCTACGCGAAGGGCTTGTTGCTCGACCGCACCAGTCGGGACCGAAGCTAAGGTTCCGCGCACTCTCCAACCTTCATAGACCAGCGTCGAAATGGCTATGTTCGTTCCGTTATCGAACCATTCCATACCGTCTTCGGCGTTTGCAGCATTCAACGATTGACCGTAGGGAACTGCGTCATCTCTCACTACCGGCTCTGAAAAAGTGGCCACGAACTCTGTTCCGTTGAGCGTGACATCAATGATGCGGAGCGGCTGGTAGATGGAACCAAACGTAGCGTACTCTTTAAGCACCTTACCAACAGCTTCGCCACGCATGACATAAGACGCGGGGAGCGGGTGCACCCGGTCCGACTCCATTGGCCACTGGTAGATGGGGCCAAGATTAATGGCATTCGGTAGAGCTTCTGCAATGCGTTTGATCGCCGCCTTGATGGCAATATCCCGCTGGCCGGCGTCACCATTATTGGACTGGTTAGGGTACGTGAAGACAACTGGAGCAAGATAGCCAGGCTTCCGCATCGCTTGAGCAGCGTAAAGCTGCATCTTCCCGTAATACTCCATGCCGAGGTCGTAGTACTCGCTCTCGGGTGTGTTCGCTGCCGCGTTTGCTTCACCGTGCGCGGTATAGAACATAGCCTCTGGGTCATAGCCGTCTTCGCGTGCAATTTGGCAAAGCCGGTGCAAGATGGCATTCGGGTTCATGATCGGAGCGCCCATCAGCACCTGCAATGTACGCGCACCAATGGCTGCGTTGCCGATGTAGATGCGGGAATATTTTCCGCCAGCAAGGGTATTCACTATTCCGCTGGCCGGTGTCTGGCCAGCTCCTTCGGTGAAGTCCGCGACCGACGCTAACTCCCCCCAGTTCCCTGCCCACAGTGGGTTGGTCGTGTTGTAATCCCAAGTCGTTATAGCCAAGCCGCCAACTGGTATCTTGGCTATAGGGGCAGCTTTGGTTTCCACCGCGGTAGACCAGGGTGCATTCAGGGACTGGCCCAACAGCACTACAATCGCTGCCTTCGGACGGCTTGCCCCGCTCGACAATGGCGGCAGTTCCTTCCTGCGACGTATCCCATTGGTAGGCCGCAGAGGGCATGGACTGCACCTGCAAGGTCACGCCCTGCACGATGCCGCCCTCGCCCAGAATGAAGCGGAAATCTTGAACCTCAAACACGCTGTTGATGCCGAACAGCGGATACTGAATGCGAACGAAGCGCTCCCCGAAGGCAGCGAGCGCCCGCAGATTGCAGGTGAAGGTTCCAACCCATGACGGGTTCGATCGATACCACTCCAGTTTCATCAGCCGCCGCGCCTGGCTGTGCGACGGGGCCATGTTGATTTGGATGTCCTTCGCGATCTCACCGCGTTCTGAAACATCTGCCTCATCGATCCATGGATCTGCGTCGGCGGCCTGATAGTCCTGATCTGTCGCGAGGTAGGTGGCGCGGATGGCGTTGGCCGTAGTCATGATGTCCCGGCCTCGTCCAAGCTGAGAAAATCCTACTATGGCGTCTGCGTTGATGATGACCGACGGCTCCGCCCAAGTGCCGATGTCGAGGGTAATTCCGCCATCTGGCGTCGGGACGATGCGGCCATCGCAGCAGTTGAGCATCCGGCCCAGAACATCGGCAGGCCGCTCGTCGAGACGATACGATCCCCAGAGGCGGTAACGCTTCTCCGTCCCGCCCGCCGCGATTGGAATATCCTCATTTGCGCGGTTGTAGGCGGCCACCCATCCCGCTTGTGCAAGCGGGGTTGTGAACAGGCTTTCCGGCAAGCGCATCCCGTCTCGGTGCGTCATGTAATCCCGAATGACAGCAGCAGCATTGTCGCTCCAAGCCACGACGCCCGTCACTGGGTTTTTGACCTTCGAGGTTCGGGCGACAACGCGGTAGTTCATGTTGATGCCGTTCGGGAACCGATGCAGATACCAGTCTTGCGGGGTCGCAAACTGCGTGGCGTAAAGAGATGCCACCCCGTCCCCACGGTGCGCTGGTGTCCACTCCGGGAATGTCGAAGCCAGAACGTTGTAGTAAGTCTCCGTGGGCTGCCCTAGACGGAAATGTATACGCAGCAAGGAGTCGTGGCCGCTGCCGGTCCACGGTGCTCTCTGGACGCGCCCGTTCGCATCAATGGTGCCGGTAACGTTCTTGTCGTCCACCCAGACCTCTTCGATGGCATCGAACGGGCCCTGACCGAGTGCGAGAACCTTATGGAAGTTGCCGCTTTTCGCTTCCGCGAATACCCAGATGCCAGAGGTTTTCACCCGTCCATAATGGCGATAGCGAGGGGCCGTATTCTGCCGAAACGATTGCTGCACATCTTCTGGCTTGGGCTGTTGCGGCCGGAACAGGAACGAGGCCAGTGCCGACAACCCCACTGAGAGTCCGATGTTTATCAGCGCGCCGCCGATCGCGGTCGCCCCGCCGATCGCCATCCAGGCAAGCCCGGTCTGGAGGGCCACAGCTACAGCCGAGGTGCCGAGAACGCTCGCAATGAGCCCGGAAATCGCTACTGGCATTCAGTGCTCCATGCCTTCCACACCGCATTGAGCGGTGCACCAATCAGGCCGTTCTCGTCGTGTGAAAACCAGTACTGCCCGCTGTTAACCGCCACGCAGAGCTTGCCGCCGTGGATCACCAAGCCGACATCGCCGGGCAGCGGATCTTCCGTCTTGCTGAAGCCGGCTGCGCGCATCACGCGATTGACAGCCACCGCAAGGCCGCCGAAGTCTGACAGCGCTCGTTGGGCTTCCTCGGCTGTTTCATAGGCCGCGATGAGCGGAGAGAAGTCCTTGCCGGTCTTGATCTTCAGCCAACGGGCAGCCGTCGAGACGCAATCAGTCTCGCCCCACCGGAAAGGCTTCTCGGCCTCGGCGGCAATGAATTCCTGAATGTTCATGCGGTCAGTAATCCGGGTACACGAAGACTTTGTTGACGAGCTTCGGCGTGAACTGGAAAAACCTATCGCCGGGAGACCTGACCTGCTGGTCGCGGTCTGTATACTTGCCGTACGCCGGCCGAGAACGATTGAAGAAGGCATTCTCAGCAGTCATCGAAATTGACTGGATGGCTCCCTCAGCGCCCCCCATCTCTGTGCGGGCGATCCGCGGCGGCTGCATGAACCCCCACCAGATCGGCGCGGGGTTGCCGAGCGTTTGCCATTCCTCGTCAAATAGCTGCATCGAAATGACGACGATCCGCTGATCGACCTCGTTGTTCGCATCAAGGGCCATAGCCAGGAAGTCAAGCGCCTGACTTGGAAGGCCGCTCATATTGAACGTGACCGCCTCCGATGCCGTCCCAGTCGTCATGCCGAGGCCGTCAATCGAGCCGTAGCCGTACATGGGGAGATAGGTGTTCCCGCCCGCCTCAAGCGCCGTGTTGCCGTTCCAGACGCGCATCGTCTCAGAGGCGAAGCGGAACTCAACAAGCAGATCGAGGCGCACTTGACGCTTGGCGAACTCGCCCACCTGTTCAGGCGTAAAGAAGGCCATCAGACATCCTCGATGAAGTTGACAGTCGGGTAGGTCCAGGTACCGCGAGCGAGCGGCAGATCAAGCTCGCCGTCGCTTGCAAGCCGCATCCGGCAGACCGGTTTGTCAAACTCCAGCTTGGTGCCGATGCTTGCCGCTTCTCGTGCAGGCGGCCGGAAGGTGATGGTCGCCGTTCCCGTCCCCGTCTGCTCGAGGGTGCGGATACGATAGAGGCGTTCCCCAATGGAAAAGTGCTGCCCCGGCTGGATTTCATGCGCCACGTTGATCGTGATATTGGCCGTGGTGCCGCGCACTGGGATGTTGCTCGCGAGCGTGACATCGATCACGGTCCCCTGATACTCGCTTCCATCTCCGAATTGGCTGCCATCTGAATGCGGGACGGGTTCATAGAGGACCTGCCACTCAGGCGAATATGGTTGGTAGGATCGGCACAAGGGAACAAGGATCGGGTTCATCCGCCCCTCAAGCAAAGCTGCAAGCGCCCTGAACGCTAGAACAGGCTCGCGTTTTCTGGTGTTCGTGATGACGTTGGCGAATGTCGCCTTCCAGATGCCAGCGTCGGACGCGACTACTTGCGACACTCCGGAGACGCTGGACGGCCCTGCAAGGGTTCTCGCTGCGATCTCAAACGTGACGCTCTGCGGCTTGAGAACCCCGATCGGCCAAAGCACTAACGCCATTACATCTTCCTCGCTTGAGCGTCGGCCAACATGCTTGGTAGCCCTTGGTTCACCTGCCTCACTGCGATGGTAGCACCCGCCTGCGCAGCCTGCGCGCCCATCTGCGTTACCTGCGCTCGCACGACGCCATTGTCATCGACGAAAACCCCGGACACCGTGACCTCGACCTGCTGCGGTTGCGCGCCCATCTGCGCACCACGTGGCAGCACAACCTCGCCCTTCTGCAAGATCGCTGGGACTTCGCCAGGCTGAAGACCTGCAACGCCGCCCCGGTGATATCGTTTGGCACCAGTGAACACCGAAGGCGAGACCGCGCGGCCGTGGCCGTAGCCATCCTTACCCGCCACGCCGCCGCTGTGGAGGATGCCGGGGATAAGCACGCCGCCAAGCAGGCCGCCCCCGCGAGAGCCGGTGCCTGAAAACAGGCTGTTCAGCGCCATCTCAAGCAGTTTGTCTGCCACCTTGCCAAGAGCGTTCGCGAGAGCTTCTGTCGCGTCCACCCCGTTCATCATATCTTGGATGAAGCCACCCATGACATTCTTGCCAAGCTCGCGCATCTCTTCGGCGGTCTGGCGAACACGGTCTTGCTCCTCGGCTAGCCGTGCGGCCTCTGCCGTTGCGGTCGCATATGCCCCGGCCAGTTCCTCGATCTGCTGCCGTAGCTGCGGAGTGATTTCCAACCCCGCCCGCTTGGCGGCGTTTTCGAGCTCGACGATGGTTGCTGCCCGCTCGAGGCTAAATCCGTAGTCATCAACGAGCGGGTTAAGCTCTGCCTGCGCTGCCGTCATCGCCTGCGTTAGTGCAATCCGGTCGCGGAGCTGTTGCACTTCCCGCTCGTAGTCATTCTGACGCGCGCCACCAGCCCGGCCCTTCTTGCCGCCGCCACCACCGCCGCGCGCCGGCAGAGCGTAATCCTTGATAGATATCTGTGGCAGGACGGTGGGGCCTGCTGTCGCGGGGCCAAGCCGATCCGTAGTGGGCGTGCTGCCATTCGAGAACGCATTGTCCACCCGACTCTGCGAAACTGAGTCCTGTAGCTCTCCCAGGATGCTTTTCCCTATACGGTCAGTACCGAGCGCCTTCCCCCATTGCTGTCCGAGTTGGTTTAGTGCGTTGGTGAGATTGAGAACCCACTCGACTGCGCCACGAACGCCATCGATAAAGTCGAGCGTTCCATTGATGATCGGACCCCAGTCAAAGGACTCGACCATCCCTGCCAAGTCTTCGATGGCATCTGCCAACCGCTCACTCGCACCGGACCCTTCATTGAACTCTCTGGCCGTGTCTACCAGCACGTTCTGCAGTCGAACAAATGCTTGGCTTACAGTCAGTTCGGCTCCAGCCAGCTTCTCTTCGAGCGTGTATGAGCCCGCTTCGATTGCCCGGAAAAACGCTTCAGATGAAACCTGCCCGTCTTTCACCAGCCGAGTTAGGGTAGCAACATCCCCGCCAGCTTCCTTCATCCCCGCCGCCGCAGCTTGCAGAAGCGGATACATGCTGTCGAGCATGCTGTTGTATTCTTCAGCCTGGACAACGCCGTTGGACAGTGCCTGCCCTAGCTGGAGAAGCGCGCCGCTAGCCGCCTGCGCGTCTCCACCCTGAACGCGCATCGCCATAGCCACGGTTTCGGATAACTGGGTAAGCTCTTCGGTAGATGCTTTGAGGGTTGACTGAGCCTGAGCCGCGCGGCCATAGAGGCTCACAAGAGCTTCGAGGGGAACCGCGTTCCGTTGCGCACTAGCGAACAGCTTGTCATAGACCTTGTTCAGGTCCTCGCCAGCCAACCCCGTTACCTTCAGCGCATTCTGTATTCGCGTCGACGCATCAATAAGCTGCTGCGCCGCCCGAATACTCGCCGCACCAGCGAAGGCTCCTGCCATTGAACGGCCAAGCCCTACAAACTGGCTGTTCAGAGATTTATTCATCCTCTGAAAGCGGCTCTCAATCTGACGCGCGCGGCGGTCAGCGGTGCTGCTGGCCGCCGCCATCTGGCGCTCGAAACCCCGCTGGGTGGCTTCCAGCCGAACGATTAGTCTCTCGACATCGGTAGCTATGACACTTCTCCCAGCATTAGTGCTGCACTCATTGACCTCAGCTCAGGTCGGTGCAAACCTTGCGTCAACGCCATTTAAGAGGTCTTTGGAATGAACCGTTTGCTTTACGCTGTGGCCGCTCTTGCCGCCGTGCTCAATCCGGCTATAGCCGCCGATCCCGTCACTCTAGAGTACGAAAACTTCCAACGGCTTCCGAACGGGGCCACAGAAATCGTTCTAAAGTTCACCAACAACACGTCGAAGCCGTTAAGCCTCATTTCAGCGGATTGCGCATTCTTGGGAGCGGACGGGAAGGCCCTCACCGTCTTGCCCATAGTCGCGCAGAACGTGGCTGCAGGCGAAGTCGCTTACGGGAATACGTTCTCTCCGCGTCACGTGGTCGGCGTTGAGAAAGCCCAGTGCCGGCTAAAGTATCACGACGACTAAAAACCCTCGATCCCAAGCTCGGCCAGACGGCCTTCGTCCATGTCGCCGCCCTTGGGCTTCGCCTTCGGATTGTTGGCGAGGAGATACCCGTCAACCATCGCGCCGAACTCCCAAAGCGTCATTTGCCCGATGTCACGCGGGACTATTCCCGACCAGTTGTAGAAGCTGGAGAACCGCCATTTTCCTCGCGGGAGAGGTTCCCGGCTTTGCCGTTCTCCCCCGCTTGAGACTCCCCCGTGGGGTCTTCCTCCGCACCGAACAGAGCGCCCGCGAGAACCGCCTGGGCGGTCAGAACGCTTTCCGTGAGTGGGCGATCCTCCACGAACTTCTTGACGAGCTTGCGCGCGTCTTCCTTGCTCATGCCGCCGCCTTCGAGGCCGAGGCGGATGGGCTGGATCACGTCATCGACAAACCAGCGGTTTTGCGTCAGCCGCTGAAGGATGAAGGCCGGTCCTGCATCGCACTTGTCTTGCAACGCCCGCAGCAGGTCGATCGTGAGCAGGAAGGTGTGCTCCCCACCTGCCCAGGTTAGCTCCATGCCGCGCATTAGGACGAAGCATCCACTACGGCGCGGGTCGGTACGCCGTCGAACTGGATCTCGATCTCCGCAGAAACCTTCTGCCCCTTCGTGCGGCTGTTATTGACGCTGGCAAGGAGGGCCGGCCCTTCTTCGGCGTAGGTATCGCCCGAGTCGCCGTCATTCTCCGCCTTCGCGTTCCGGATGCGGATGTTGCGGGTCGAACCGCTATACCACCAGTCCAGAACGGTTTCACTGCTCTGCAGCGCCCAGACGCCGGTCGCGGATACTGTCACTTCCTGCGAGCGGACTTGGCGCTCAAGTGCGAGCGGCAGACTCTCATCGGCGCAGTCCGGGATTTCAGACGTGTCGATGTTCGACGTCCGGTTGATCGTGACATCAGTCAGGCCGCAGATCGCGGCGAAGGTACCGGAGCCTGGGGTGGTCTCAACCTCCAGAATCATTTCCTCAAAACGTGCTGTGGTGGCGCGCGCCATTGCAATTTCTCCTAGTGAAAGCGGGCCAGTGCTCGACTAGCCGTGGTTACTGGGCCTCGATGCCCTCTGGGTTGGGCTCGTCTGCCCGCTTGCCGCGCTTCAGAGCGCGTTTCTGGTCAGCGGTGGGGCTTTCCACCCGCTCCGCCTTACCCGCCGCTACGGCGGCAGCGATGACCCGCTCGGGGAACTGCTGCGGCACGTCGGAGGGCCGAATGAGTTGGCTCACCGCCTTCTGTGGGCGATGATCGAAATTAAATTCTTTCTTGAAAGATCGCCCAGGCCATCAGTTTTCCTCTACGATAGCTTGCACTGTGACGACGCCGTGAGATGTCAGGCCGTCGGGGTCGCGGAAGTATCGGATGCTTTCGACGGTCATCTCGACGAGGGCATTCACGGTCAGCGTTCCGGCGTAGCGATGCAGCGCCTTCTTGACCGCGTCGGCGAGGTCTTTCACTTCACGGAAACCGCCCTGATACCGAGACCAGCAATCGATCTGGACCGTCTCAATGCGGCCGGTGATGCAGTCTGCGTCATCCTCCACCACGTCAGAGGGCCCAAAGGAGATGTAGGGGAACGCGTCCTTGCCGATCGGGTTGTCATAGACGCGGCTGCCGACGATGGCCGTCACGCCAGTGTTGCCGGTCAGGCGCTGGTAGATGAGCGCCTGCAATTCGTTCGAAGCACTCACTTCGCGCCCTCCTTCAAGCCCTTCTTGATCGCCCTGGAGACGCGACTTTTGACGCTCTTTTTGTGTGCCCTATAGGCAGGGTAAAAGAAGGGGTTGGGTGGCATATTCTGCGTCCCGAACTCCTGCAACCGTGCATTCTGGAAACGAACGCCGCGCTTGTTTGTGACCATCGTGCTTTCGTCGCCCGCGTAGATCGTGGCGGCGATGTCCCCCGGCTCAGACTTGCGCTTTGATGATATGCTCCCAGGCGGGGGATCTCCCATCGTCCAGCCAATAGACCCTTTGAGCCGACCGGTATCTTGCGGTGCAAAGGCTTCCATCGTGTCCGTGATAGATCGCGCCGCCCGTTTCAGGGCTTCCTCGGTGTTCTTCCTCACCCGCTCGGGTATGGACTTGGACAGCTTGCGCTTGAGCCTAGCGAGGCCTTCGATCGCCATCAGACGGCCACCCCACTCTCGGCAAGGATCTCGATGAACCGGCGGTCGTCTGTCGGGGTGATGCCGCGGATGTTGTAGAGCATGCCGGTGCGCGTGTCGCGAATGCGCCACTCCGTTCTCACCTGCTTCGTCTCGCTGGATGCACGAACGGTGATGACTACCGGCTGGCGACCTTCCAAACGTGCGGCCTGGACTGTCTCGCCGCCGCGCAGGAAGCGGTAATGCGCGCGGTACCGGAAACGCTCCTGCCATCCCTGGATGACGCCACCCTGCCCGTCACTGACTTCGGTCGGCGCGTCGAAAGCGATGCTTTGCTGGAGAGAATGTGCCGTGATGGCCATTAGATATACATCCTGCGATATTTCGAGATCAGAGCGTCCTCTACCCGCTGGACATTGGCCGAATTGTTCTCGGCGGCCTCATCGTAGGACAACTGGACCCGGAGAATGATGGCCGTGCGGAGATCGTGAGGAACAGTGCTGCGGCCATCAACGACAGGCCACCCGGCTTTGTATTCCACCTGCACCGCCGCGCTCTCGTAGAAATCGCTCGGGCGCGAATAGCCGCTACCGAAACGGACGAATGACCGGCCCCCGCCGTCGGTGCGCAGCGCGTAATCACTCGCCGCAACAGTGAACAACTGGCCCAGTCTGTTGCGCCACTTCACCGAGACAACTTCCTGCACCGGCCCAAGAGGCAGGCGCAGGCACTCGCTTAAGCTGTCGAAGTCCTGGCGCCACGTCTGCTCGACCAGCACGATACCAAGGATGCCGTTCCAGCCCTCGTAGTGATCCACAGCAGAGCGAATGAGACCCTCGAGGACCATATCATCGTCGCTATGTTCGATGCGCAGCGCCTGCTTTACGTCTGGCAGAGAGACCGGGAGAACTGCTGGCGCTTCCACGAGGATGGGACGGTGCATCAAGGCTACTCGCTTTTGTTCTTCGGGGCCGACTTCTCGGCTTTGTTGGCCACGGGCTTTTCGGCCTTGGCCTTAGCCTCCTCCAGGACGCCTGCTTTCACCAGATGCTGCACGTCGCTGGCAGTTGCATCGCGTTCTTCGCCCGGCATATACATCCGGTCGCCAAAATGCTGGCGGATGACGGTGTATTTCATGGCTGCTACTCCTCTTCAGCTGCGATGACTGCATCCGTCGGGGCGCTCGTCACAGACGCGGACCCTTTCCAGTTCACAGCCGTCTCGGTCACAGTGATCTCCACTCCAACGTCATCTTCAACAGGCGCGTAGGTTGTCCCGGTAGCGCCTGAAATCGGCTCGCCGTCTGCTTCCCACTGATAGGACAGCGACGGCGCAGCGACCCCAGCCCATTCGCCCGGGGTTACTGAGAGGGTTTCACCTACCTGAGCGGTTCCGGTGATAGCCGGGGCCGTCGTATTCTCAGGCGCTTCCGGCCGATCGCCTTCGTTCGCGCCGAGGAAGCCCGCAAAGCTCCGCTTGGCCTGCTGCTTGGATTTGATTGCCATGGGAATTCCTTCCATCAGTTCAGAGAGCGGGCAGCCGAAGCCGCCCGCCTTACCGAGCCGATCTCTTAGGAGACATACCCGAGATCGCCGTAGATGAAGGCTTCTGGCCGATACACGGCCAGCGCAAGCCGCTCTTCAGCCAGGATCGTGACAAGGTTCTTGGTGAAGTCGTCGTTCACGTAGCCTGTCTCGACGCGAGCATCCCACCGATCAAAGACCTGAGCACCGAGCTTGAACGCACCCACCAGGAATTTGTCCACGGTGATCGCCTTCGTTGCGACGACCGGCAGGCCCCAGAGGGTCGGATTAATGCCGCCCTGCGGTACGCCGATGATGTAGTTTCCGCCAGCATCCTTGGTCAGTTCGATGCGAGCCCAGTCGGTCGGGTTCATGACGATACCGGTGGCCGGATATTCCGCGAGAGCAGCCTGGAGGGCGGCGAGGCGGATGGTGTCGATCGCCGTGCCGTCGGTCGTCGTGAACGGAGCCGAGTAAGCCGTCGCCTGCGGGATGAGCCCGTGCAGGTTCTGGCCGGTTCCATCGCCGTTGAGGAGCTGGGTTTCCTCTACGTAGGCAAGACCATAGAGCAGGCGCTGGTCAATCATCGAGCGAAGCTGCGCGATATCAGACAGAACCTGCTTGGATGCCTTCATCCAATGCGCGATGACCTTGGCGGACGTGGTGACAATGTCGAACTTCAGGTCCGACTCCGGCTTGGCCGCACCTTCAGCGACCGGAGCGGCGCTATTGGTGAAGCCAGTTTCCTTGACGTACTCCAGCGCATTACCGTCCATCTGCCCCTGGGTCAGGAGATCGCGAACGGTAAGCCGGCGCTGAGGGAGGGGAAGAATACCAGGCAGGCGCGTTGGCGCGATCGCGTCACCGACAGAACCAGCCGCATCGCTCGTGAGGGAAGTGAGCGTTGCCTTGATGCGGATATCCGCGCCACGGGCACTCTTGGCAAAGCCGCTGTCAGCAAAGGACTTGAAGCCTTCCGACTCTACGAACTGTTCACCGAGCGACTTTTCGCGCTCGTCGCCGCCCCTGCCGCCCCGAGCCATCTTCTGCTCAAGTTCAGCGACCTGCTCGGTAAGGCCGTTCATCTTAAGAAGCGCCTCGTCAGCCTTCTCCTTCAGAGAGTTGGTCACTTCCTCACCGGATTTGGCCTTGCCGAGCGCTTCCTCGGCAATCGCTTTCACGACATCAACAGACTTCTGATGCTCGGCCTTGATTTCGGCAGCGAGTTCGGCTGCAGACTTGGTTTCGTTGCTCATGGTTATCTCCTAGAGCGATGGGGTTGGGATTAGCCGAGCAGTGCTTTCAGCAAGGCCACGGCGTCATTTGCCTGATCGCTCTCGGGATCGCCCCGAAAAGCTGCTTTCGCATAGCCATGCGAGGCAATCGCAGTAGCCATGCTTTTCGGAACCCCTGCCTCACGCAGGATGTCCTCGAATTCCTTGATGGGCATGGGGTCGCCATCGCGCAGACGACGGGCGAATTCATCCATGCGGCTTTGTTTTTCTAAAGGGGGTAGACCTTCGAGGGCGCGGGCCTCGTTGACGGTCAACACCCCTGCTTTGACCACATCCACCAGCGACCGCTTGTTCGCCGGCATGTTGACGACAGAGACTTCGACAAGATCGACCTTCTCAAGGATCGTGACGCCCGGTCGCTTCTCGTCGGGCTTTGAGCCGCCCGCGGGGATGCGATACCCGATTGACAATCCACGTACGCGCTTGCGCTTCATTGCGCGGTGGACGCGAATGCTCACCGGGTCTTCCAAGTCGAGAGCGCCTTTGGCCCACAGGCCCTTTCCATCTTCCGCGAACTCCAACCAGTCACCGATCGGCAACTCGCTAGCGTCATGGCCGAAAAACATCATCGGCATGGTGCCGTCGCGCCGATGCTTTACGAGACTTTCCGCGAAAGCGCCGGGGGCCACCACATCCCCATACGAGTCTGGGGATCCGCCGAATGTACTGGCGTAGCCTTCAAAGATGCCGTCTTCCGACAGGTCTTTGACCTGCAGGGCGAAGTCCTTGGTTTTCATATCGGCTATTCCTGTTCTTCCGCGATGATCTGGCGAACGGCCTCGCGGTCGCCTTCGGTAATAGGAACGTTCTGCATCTGCATCCTCGGGACCGAACCACCCTCTACAGGAGGCAAGTTTTCCAGCGCGCGGACCTCGTTGATGGTCATGGCCCCGATGGCGGTCATCTGCTGGTAGAAGCGCGCCCTGCCCGCACTGTCGGCGCGCAAGAGACCTTCAAGGTTGAATTCGATGGTGACGCCGCGCGCCCTGTCGTCTGGCGTGAGCAGTTGCTTTTCGCAGGCTTGCTCGATGCGCTTCAGACGGCGGCGCAGCGTGAACTTCTGGAACCCGAGCGTCTGTTGCTCAAGGCCGGTCCCCCAGCTGGTGGACTTCTCAGTGTGGCCGATCATGAACGGTGGGACGCCGAAGAAGCGGCAGATCTCTTCAACTGAGAAGCCGCGCGACTCCAGCATCTGCGCGTCTTCCGGGTTGATGGACAGCGTTTCTAGCTTCGCACCACCCTCGGATATGTATGGGCGGCCCGAGTTCATCGCGCCGACGTACTTCTCCATCAAGACGGTCTCAGCGAGCTGCCGCTGCTCTTGCGTCAACCACTTTTCAAAGACCAGCTGAAAGGATGGGCGGAGTCCATTCCTGAATGTGCCTCCCGCCGAACGATCGATTGCCCGAGCAAGGCTAAATGTGTTCCGGCCGAAATGGAGCGTCGACATGCCGCCGAGTGGATTGCCGCCGAAGCCGCGGATGTGCAGCATCGTTCGGTCGGTCTCGACGTATGACTTGCCGTCTTCCGACCAGCGATATTCAAGCGTTCCGTTAGACAGGCGACGAACCGAAACATTCGCGGGGTTGATCGGGTGGAGTCCACGCACTTGACCAGCGCTGCGCTCGACGAGGGCGTAGGCGTTGCCCCATAGCTCAATGGCCGCGCAGGAAAACTCCCAGAAATCTAGAGACGTCTGATCGTAGTTGGGGCTATCGTGCAGGACTCGATAGAGCGGGTGATCCTTCGCAACAACACGCTCGCCGTTGGCGTCACGTCGGTAGACCATCAGCGGCAGGCTGGCAATGGTGCCGGAGAGCAGGTTCACGCACGCCCATACGGCAGACAGGCCGAGTACGGACTCGCTGGTCACGACCTCGCCGGCATCGCCGCGCATTGCGTCCGTGTGCCAGCCGTCAGGCTCGCGAACGGTCAGGCTGCGGAGGACCGTCGTTGCGGCCTTATAGGCCATGCGTTGTATTAGGTTCACGCTGCACCTGCCAGGCTCTTGAAATAGTCATTCATGCCGGCATCCTGTGCTTCCGGGTTGCGACTCATGACTGTCACTGCATCAAACAGCGCCATCACCGGGTCGATCTTGGCATCGCCCGCGTTCTGCTTGGTGGCGCGGATCGCTGTCGCAGTCGGCTCGATTTTCAGGTTGCCAACGCACCAAGTCATCATACTCGAGGCGCTGTGGCGGAGCGTGCCGTTCGTTAGTTTCCGCTCGGCTGTCTTGATTGCATTCATCATGGCGTAGCCCTGAGGTGCACCAATCAGGTTGCCGGCTTCTTGCGTTACGCCAATTTCGTCCAGAGCCTCAATCATTTCGCCGAGACCGGCGGGGTCGACAGCTACCGAGGCGAGCAAGCCAGTCTGGTTGATGTCGTCGATGATGCGGACGATCTCCGAGATGTCTTTCAACTCGTCGTCGACAATGGTCAGCTCGCCTACGCCAGCAAAGTCCCGCAGTCGGTCAGCGATCGTCTTTCGGCGAACAAGAACTCCCTCATGACACCAGGCATGCGTCCAGACCAGCCAGTCACGTGTTCCCTTATGCCGGCCGACTACGGCCAAACCGAAGAGATCGTCGAGACCGCCGCCGTCGATGCCTACCACCACCACCTCGCACGTATCGAGGATGTGCTGCAGCGTGATGGTATTGTCTGTTCGGCGCTCCCAGAAATCCGCACCCGGCCACCGGTTGGCGCGCAGGTTCATGCCGATCTCGACGTTCAAATGCTTGGCAAGGAACGTCTGGAGGGTGTCGCCCTCCTCGTCGTCCCCTGCCCTGACCTTGGCGAGCTTCCGCTCTAACCAGTCCTGCCGGACAGACCGGCCCATGTTGGGGTTAGTGATGTAGAAGTTTGGCGGCTCCAGATACGCCTGCGCCTCGACCATCTTGTCTGGGAATTCATACAGCACCGGCAAGCTGCGCGGATCGTCGATGATGCCGTCACGCACGTTGCGGAAGTAGTCCAGCTTCTCTTTGAAGACGCCCGCCGGCGGCGAATCCGATTGCGTCGAGATGTAGATCACAAAGCCTTCCGGCCGAGATATCAGGCCACCCGTCGCCTCCTGCAGCATAGAGCTGGCGCCAGCCTTCTTGCCGAATAGCCAAAGCTCTTCGATGAGCACGAAACCTGACTTTTTACCGGCGGCTGTCGATGAATCCGCCGAAATGACCTTGAGGACCGCGTTCGTGCGTCGATGCTTGATTTGCTTCAGGTTGCGGTTGACGTGCAGCAGATCCTTCAGTTCGGGATCCGCATCGACCATGTCGGCGGCCGGGTTGAACGAATTGCCTGCGATCTCTTGCGTCGGTGCGAGGATCGTCAGCTCCTGCGAGTCGCGCCAGTTGCGGATCAATGCCGTCAGCATGATCCCGGCAGCCAAGGTGCTCTTGATGTTCTTCTTCGAGATGAGGAGGAAGAACTCCTCGATCATCCGTTGGCCTGTCTCAGCATCATAAGCGCCGAAGACCGCCCGGACAAAATCGAAGACGTACTCCTCGCAAGCCTCGCCGAATGTTGGTTGCCCTGCTACATCGACAATCTTTAGGGACTTGAAGACCTCGAGCGCTGCTTCGGCCTCGTCTGGGAACAGCGGGTCGAACGGGATGAGCGAACGGCCCTGGACAATGCGCTCTTCCCAGTCCAAGCACGCGGTCGACCAGCTTTTCATTTGTTGTTGACCACCAACATCGGCGGCGTCGGAGGTGCGAACTTGCCCGCAACACGCTCCGCTGCCTGCTGCTGCTCTTCCTTCTTGCCGAGCTTCACTGCCTTGGTCTCGCGAGCCTTCACCGAAGCCTCTGCCGAGGCAACGCGGCTCATCTCTTCTAGCTTCTTCTGGGCGGAAACGTTGCCGCCGCGCGCAGAGGTGAACAACAGACCAATCACTTCTTTCCGCCGCTGTGCGTGGCCGTCGGCGAGCTCGTCGGCGAAGTGCTTGCGGAGCGTGTCGGGATCAATTCCCAAGGCTCTCGCGATCGTGGCGTCACTTTCGCCGCAGAACTTCATTTCTTCGACGGTGCGGCGCTGTTCAATGGTGGCGCGAAAGGCTGGACGGCCACCTCTCGATGGACGCTTCGGTGTCTTGGATTTTTCCGTCATTTGTCACTTCTCAGCCGAAATTTCCGACGGCAGAAAAAAATGTGTTCGTGAGGGAGCGGCGGGTCTAGAAGCGCCCGGGTTAGGAGGTTTGATCTACCCCCCCCCATCGACTCACCGCCTGCGCATATGCTTTCCTACGCCAGCTTGGAGGGCGCGATGGGTCTTGATTCACTTAATATTGAACACTGGTGGAAGGCTGTGGCGGCGGCAGGCGTCGCACTGTGCGTCGCTGCGGTCGCTGCCAAGCACAACCAGTTGCTGCTACTTGGACTGGGGACGCTGTCCTGCGGCATCGGGGAATGGGTCAACCGGCCGCTGCAGCAGACGCTGGTTCAGCAAGGATTCGGGGGCTTGAACGGTATCGTAACAGGCTACCCGTGGAGGCCTAAGCCGTTAGGCCTGATCCTTGACGGCATCGGCATCCTTCTGATTGTGTACGGCACCATTCGGATCATCATGCTCGCATAATGGTGTAAAAGTGTACCCGGCCGGCAAACTGAATACAGATGGGTCCTGGTCTTCCATCTCGACGGTCACAGTTGTGCCGCTCACCCACCCAGCGAGATGAAACAGCTTGCATGCTAGCCATAAACGCAGGCCAAGGGCGCGGGGCATGCGAACTCTAAGCGTAATGCTGGACATCAGCTCACGCCCGTCAACAGTAAGTGTGCTCTTATCCATGCCTGCGCTCCTGTTGCTGCGCTCACCCTTCCCCAACAATCGGGCTACCAGAGGCGTCCCAGTCCGGCGGAGGTGGTGGCTTATTATGTCCGTTGATCTCTGCCGCACCACGACGTGCTATATACTCCAGCACGCGCAGGTCTTTGGTTGATGCATCCCGCCACATAGCCCTGTGGACTGGCTCGGGCGATGGTGAGCCGATGTACTTGTAGTGATCGACTAATGTCTCTTCGACTTGCAGGATCAGCACACCTCGGAACCCTGATCGGTAGCGTGTAGCGCCGGTCAGGTTGGATGACCCAGGTGGATACGGCATTGCTAGCCTCGGCGTTCGGACCGCTGTTTCAGCGAATTGTGACAGTGTGCACACAACGTCTGGAACGGGCCAGCCCAGAAGGCTTCCTCGTTACCGTGGTGCTGCTCTACGTGGTCGCAGTGCAGACCGCCTTTGCTTGCGTCTACCCTGCCGCACATCTTGCAGGTGAAGTTGTCCCGTACCAGCACTGACCAGCGTAGCTTCTGCCAGCGTGCTGTCTTGTACCAGCGTCTCCACTCTTGGGTAACGTCACGGAAGCGACTGCGCTGCTGCTCGTTGCCTGACTGGTAGCCTAGGCGTGGGGCCATCTTGCCGACGAGTGGCTTCAGGGTCTTGAGCTTAGCCAAATAGATTGCCCTTGCAGATCGAGGGGGTGTGGGCCAAACTTCAAGCTCACACGGAGGGGGCAATGGAACTCAAAGATTTTGTGAAGTCGGCGATTAACGACATTGTTGAGGGAGTTCGTTCCGCCCAATCTGACGTTGGGGATTCCGTGGCGATTGGGACAACTGGTCACAACGCTCTCAGAGATGCTCCAACCAGCGTTGTTCAAGACAGCACGGGCAAACTTTACTCGGTGGTTTCGTTCGATGTCGCGGTGACCACCGCCGACACTACAGAGGGCGGAGGCGGCATCCAGATTGCACCCTTCAAACTTGGAGCTACTGTGAGCGGGTCTTCAGAGACCGTTTCAAGAATACAGTTCGCGCTGACACTCTCACTGAATTGAGAAACGCAAAAGGCCCGCGGGAAGCGAACCTTGGGCGCAAGTTCAGCACCTATCCGGCGTTATCCCGCAAAATTCCCGCAGGAGTCAACAGGCAGAATCGCTTAGGAAACGACGGTAACGTCATGTGATCGTTGAATAAACCTGAACAAGAGTCCGATTTGACTCTGCTTTCACTCATTGGGCTGATGTGGAAAATTCTCTAAATATTTCTGCCGCGTAGGTGCATTTGTTCGACCCACGCGACGGATCTTAGCGAATCACACTTAGGTCAAGCATTTCCGGCCACCTTTCCAATCGAATCCTCCGAAAGCATCATCAGCAGACTCGCGGTAATCTTCCATGCTTCAACACGATTGAACTCTGCCGTGCCGAACACGTCTCCGTTCTCACGATGGAGGCGCAGCGTGAGCCCTTCACAACCGCAGGTGCAGCGGAAATACGAAATGTGGTGCGCAGACTCGCTCTTAGGCATCTGCCCTCTCCTTCACGACCTTGACCTTGCTGATGATGACTGGGCGCAATGCAGTGGCTTGCTTGCGCGCGACGGTAGGATTTTCGGCATCCACGTCGAGGGTGCTGCCGTCGGCGAAATGAACGCGGAAGGTGATCACAGGAAATCCTCCATATCGAGTTGTCCGCCACGGTTCCGGCGTGTGCGAGCTGCATTGTGTGCGTGGTGCTTGGCATCAAGGCGGAGGTGATGGCGCTGGCAGAGATGAGCCAGGTTCTCATCGTGCGAATCCGCCTCGTCGTGGTTGAGGTGAGCAACGGTCAGAATGATCTTCAGGACGCGGTATGCACCAAAAGCTGACAGCTTCATGGTCGTCATGGAAAGACCTGTCTCGGCGTCGAACACCTCGCCTGTCTCGACGATCATGTACGCGTCACGGCCGCTATAGGTGCCGCGCGCGACCACCGTCATGTGCGGAGCGCCGCAGGCCTCGCAGCGCCATCCCGACCGCTCACCGATCCTCTTCCGGATCGCGCGCCACTCTGGCGACTTGATCGAGCCCCCGGGATATAAAGCCATTCGTTCGGCACGGATCGGCATCACTGCCACCTCGCCAGAGCGCTTATTTTTGTGCTATCCGATCCCGCATGGGGGAACACTATCATTTTAACAGCGCTATCTTTGCTGCCTTCGCCGGATTTGCCGGCGGGTTCTGTGCCTATTTTCTGACCGGGTACGTGATGAGCGAGAGCGCGTGGTGCATCACTGGAGAAGATCACTGTGTACGGGAATGGATATCTGCTCTCAGCGGGTGGGTGGCCGCCGCTGCTGCATTCACGACCATCAGCTATCTTGCGCGGCAAGCTTCCGAGGCTAGGCGACAAACTGAATTCATCGTAGGCGAAGCGCTGCCAAGCGCGAGCATCGTCGATACACCCGCTGGCGAACGCAATAGCGGCAGCTTCAATCGGATATTCATCACTAACTGGAATCGGAACCCCATTGCGATTACCAGGATCGAGCATGACCGAGACACAGCAGCTGACAGCCTGGTGCTGGAGCCAGCCGCCCCCTGCTTCGTTATTCACTTGGACAACGAACGCTTGTCTAAACATCCACTGCCGATTGCCGGTTGGGTGAATCGAACCGAACCGCCGCCCGTGCAGGGGGTCGATATCCTTAGCCTGTTCCCCGCGTCCAAGTTGGTGAGAGAAGGTAACGTTGAACTGCGGAGATATGCTGGCTACAACATCTACATTACGATAGCTGGCGAGCGACACACTAATGTGGTTCTCCATGTGAGCCGACCCGACGCGCTGGTGTCGATAGGTTCGTTCGATAGGTAGCGTTGACAAGGCTAAGCGCTCCTCTCCAGCTCTTCCGATTCAGCAGCCACGACCTTCACCTCCAACGCAGGCCAGATGTCATACTGCCCATCGTCGAGCTTCACCCAGATCTGGTCGCCGTCTGTAGCGAGTACCCTTCCCTCGGCACCGTCCGGCCAACGGACGCGTTCGCCAGCGTCGATCCGAGGTGCAATCAGGGTGACCTCGCTGGCGCCAATCATCAGAGGCGAATGGTAGCCATCGATTGATACGAAGATGAGCTTGTCGTCGAAGTTCTGATCGTGGCGGACTGTGCCGGTGAGGCAGACAATGTCGCCGTGGCGGAAGCGATTGGTCATTTTTGATCCTACGTTGAGAATGGTCATGTGGATGGCTCTATCCAAAGCCGGTCATCGATCACCGCCTCGGCCCATGGACGCAGGCCCGCGGCTTCGAGCGCAGTCCGGTTCTCAGGGGTGTCGAGCACAACCTCGACAGGCCAGTGTTCTACGAGCGTTTCGATCGTGCGCTTCTGCTTTAGGCGATCACGGATCTCATCATTACCCTCGAACTTTAGGCAGTGCCCCTCGACTGACCACGCGCCATAGGTACCTTCGGAATAGAACTTGCCACTCTTCCAAAGCTGCTCGCGGAGTGATGATTTGGGGTCAACCCTTGTGATCCGGCCGTTCTTTCGATCACGCCAGACGAACTGCCCGTTCCGGTTGATCGTCTCAAGTACCACCTTGCGCGGCAGGCCAGCCGTCGAGGCGATCTCGGATATCGTAGTGAAGTCCTTGAACTTCAGCAGAGCGCGGATGGTGTCGAGGACGGGGCGCGTCATGCAATGCCTCCCGCAATTTCAATGGCGGCAACTTTGCAGCGCTCCCATGCCTTCCTGCACAGACGATGAAGCCTGACAGCCTCAATTCGCCTCTTCGATCCAGCCGGAAACTGCCAAAACGAAGCGTCACCGAAGCGGCGTTTATAGATGCGGAAGAACTTGTATTTGCGCCTACGAAGATGTGCAGGAACAGCCATCCAATGGGGTCTGCAAATCCATTCTGAGCAATCCGCCTTGCGCGTCCGCCGGCAGAAAGGAACGCAACAGGAGAGACGATCGGTCATGCCGCCTTCTCCATCGCATACCCGCCCCATTGATCCGCCATGGCTTCGGCGATTCCTGGAAAGAAGCGGCTGCGCTCCTTCCACCGATCGGGGCCGGGGCTCATGTGATGGACGCGGGGCACCCTGCCCTCGACGATATTCGTCGGTACGAGGATGGGCAGGTTCTTGAGCCACAAGCACGTGCGCTTTGTCTCGCCATGGCCGAACTGCCATGGCTGCACGGACTGAGCAGGCTCCTGATAGTTGCGGATGCGCTCCTTCGCGTGCCGATGCATGACGGGGTTCTCGACGGCTATCCGCTCGATTGGCGCGTTCCAGAGATCCGAGAACAGGGCCGCACCTTCATCCAGCTCAGCCCACATCTGTTCCATTGTGCGGCCACGAGGCGGAACTGAGAGCCAGCGGACGCCCGAATTGCACAAACGGGTGCATGGTGGATGCGCGACGATCAGCAGATCCCAACCGTCATGCAGGATCTCACGAACATCGCCAGTGATGTGCTTGTTGGATCGGTCCTCGGCGGGCAGCAGGTCGCATGACCATGCATCGTGACCACGATTGGCAAAGGCTCGCCGGACGATGCCGGAGAATTCGCAGGCAACGAGAACGCGAAGTGTGGGCTGAAATGTGCTCATGATTTAAACGTATACGTATTTTATACGTCGCGCAATAGCTTTCAGCTTTCATCATCTTCTCTATGCAGGTCGTCGTGTTGCAACGGACACCTCAAGAAGTATTCCGCATTTTTTCTGTTGCATTATACGTCTACGTATGATTTGTATTGCTTCAGGCGATTGTGCCTACCAACGAAGGAACCATCTGATGCAAAATTCCCGTCGTATCACCACTGAACCCGAGACCGTCTCCATCCGGATTGCTGGAGCGAATGGTGAGGGTTGCGCCGTCTTCTCCTATGAGGACTGGCGGGAAATGTGTCCCGCCGCCTGCGTGTTGGCCATCCACCATCAGCGACGTGACCTTACTGACGGCCAGCCATTCAATATCCTCAGCGTGGTTCGGAACTAACGCCTGGCGTAACCGGCGCACTCCGCCGGTTATCTGGTCGCTAGACCGCAAGGGCAATCGTGCCCACCAGCAAAGGAGAGAGACATGGCAAAGTTCGACATCCAGCCCGGAAAGAGCATCTTCACCCACGGCACCAAGGGCCGCATCCGGCGCGACGAGCGACGGCAGGCTATCAATGGCAAGCGCGCCTTTGCGTTCATGGGTTCGATCGGGGAGCGCTAAGGATGACGCTAGAAACGATCCTCGCCTTCCTCGCTGCGATCAAAGCTTCTGACTGGAGAGGCTTCCTCGAGGACGCGCTCATGCTTGTCGTGACCGCCGGCTTCGTCGCCTCCGCCTTCATGCTGTGCGTCGGCCTTGCGCCCGACCTCCGACCGTAGGAGGTTCGTATGCAGACATCAGGAGCAATTCACAGGGTGACGCTGTACGCGCTCACCACACCACCCTCGCCCATGCTGTACCGAGAGTTTAACCGGTGCGATGATGCTGTGGAGTGGCAGGCGTGGGCAAAGCGAGAACTTCCCTGCCTCACACGAAGATCACGCCGCTGACATGGCGGAATTTTTCGATATGCTGCGGCCTCAAACAGGGGGCCGCATGCCGAGATATCGCTATATCAAGATGACGCCGGAGGAGATCTCCGTAGCACTTCAGAAGACAGGGCTTTCCGTCGGGCAGTTTTCGCGTCTTATCGGCGCCAGGTACAACGGGCCCAACGATTCGACGGTGCAGAAGTGGCTTGATGGAAAACAGGATGCGCCGACGTACCTGCCGGCACTGTTCGCGCTACTGTCGTTGCCCGGGGGACTGGAGACGGCACGAGAAGCAGCGCAGCGGTATATCGAAGAGGATCCGTCGTGAACTTCGCTCTGGCTCGCATATTCCGTGCATGGACCGCCTACAAATAAATAACTCTTCAACCAAACGGGGGACTACAATGTACCAAGCCGAAACCATGTTTCAAACGCTTGAGGTTGGTGCCGTACTAGCCATTTCTGGCAACATGCCACCGCCTATCGATGAACCTGTCGTGATCGTATTCAGCAACAACGAACGCCTTCGCGCCAGGTTTGTTGATGTTTCCATTGACGAGATCACCATTCAGGCTGAGAACGGAACAAGATGGCAGCTAACTCCCACGGGGAAGGGAGAGATGGGCTCGGGTATCAACGTTGCACGCGGCCAGACCTGCGCTGATTGGGTCATTCGGAAAGTGTTGCCGCCTGTTGAGTCCTCTAAGGCACGCGATCCATCTTAAATGACATCGTAGCGCCAGCCAGATCTGTCGCCGTGAACCAGTCTTGAGCTTCTGGCCAGCGGCGGCACATTTCCTCTCGGGTGACCTCGCTGCCCCGCTTGCCCTTGTCCAGAGACCATGACGCGAAGTCGAGGGACATCCGCACCATCTGAAACACTCCCTGCTCCCGCTTCCTGGACAACCTGTGCCATGGGAACTCATTGCGACAGATGATGGCTTCCAGCATGGCCATGCAGGCCGGCGGAATGTCTCGGCGGAGATCCTGAATCATCTTCATGCAGGATAGCTTGCCGTGGCCCACATAGCGGGGCCCGAATGAGCCGCCAGGCACTGCCTCGAAGTCAGGGCTGCGAAGGGGCGTCAACTCGGCCCGCTCGAACAGGTCCGCCAGTCTGGTCGCAGTGTTAATCCGGCCCCTGCCCTCTGACCATGCCAACTCTATCGCCTTATCCGTTCTCGGGCCTTCAATGCGTGAGTTAAGATGCCCCTTCATGATCAGCCACTGCATCGCGTCAGCCGCATTGTTGCGATAGGAGGCGATGCCAGGATGGCCGTACTTCTCGATCTCGGTCGGCGCGCTGTCACGACCCGGCTTCACGTCAAGCGGCTCTACCTTCTTTGGGAACGTCCAACCTTCGAAGCCGAAGACGCGCGCGCAGTGCGCATAAAACGTCGAGCGCTCCAGTTCGATGTTGGAGCGCTCAGGACGATCGGCATCAATGGGGCTGCAGAGTTCTCGCCAGTGCACTCTTGTCACGTTTCCCTCGCAATAAAGAACTCGTCCGGAAGTGGCGGCTGATCATGGGCGCTGTCCAACCGATGAGCCTTCAGTCGATCGAGGAAGCGCTGGCGCACGGCTGCGGGCATCTCCTTGCGACGGTACGGCAGCCGGTAGATGATGGATTCGACGGCTTTCATCGTGAGCGGTACGCCGTAGAACTGCATGACACCGACAATGCGCGACGGGGTCAGGCCATGAAGATGCAGCACCTCGATGATGAACCGGTGCCGGTCTGAATATTTCGGCGGGCGGCCGCGGGGATTGTTCATGCCTTCCTCCGGCGCTTCTCGACCTGCACCTGCCGGCCACCTTTCACGAAGATCGTCTTCCCCTCCTTGTCGCCAAACACCTTCACTATCTCGGTCGCGGCGGCTTCCTCGCGCTGCTTCCGCCACTCCTCAATCCCGAGTACGTCCTGCTCAATTTCCGGCGCATGTTCGACGCGGATGCGTGTGTTGAGGATCTCCTTCACCCGTTCCTTCGCGACACGCAGGGCCTCGCTTGCCGTCTTGCACGTCACGGGCTTCTTACCCCTGAACACCTGACGCCAGTTCTCCTCGGCGAACAGGCGATAGAGCGGTCGGTACATGCTGCCTACTGGCAAGACGTTGTAGTCTGGTAGAAAATCGCGCATCAGAAACCTGCCAAGTATTCTTGCTCCACTGGAGCACGGTCGGACTTGTAGCGAGTGAGCCGCGCCTCGAACACGAGCCGTTGGCGGATGTGAGGATTGCCGAAGCGCGACTTGATGGAGCCGACCTCTGCTATGTCTTGCCCGTCCTGCCGAACAGCCGACGGGAACACCTTCTCGATCTTTTTCCAATCGGCCTCGCTACTCGCGATCGCCTTTCGCTCTTCCAGGAACTTGATGAAGCGGTAGAGATAGAAGATCGCGTCGAAAGGTGTCTTCGCTGGATCGCCCCCAAACAGGTCCATTGAGATCGGCCGGGGATTGTCGCGCTTCATGCCGAACGAATTGCGCTGATTGAGGACCAGCCACGCTCCACCGGTCATCTCAGCACCTGCCTTGAGTATCTGGCCGATCCCCTTTGCTTTTGTGCCCTCATCTGCCCTGCGGTCTTCCGGCTTCACTACGCCTATATGATCCACGACGATGAAGGGCACCTTGCCATTCCCATGCCGCTTCACGAAGGTTCGAGCGATGCCGACAAGCTGCGGCGCTGACTGGTCGGTGCACTTCACCACCTCGAAAGGAAGGGAGCCTACCCACTGCGCAAAGTTCATGCAGGTCTCAAACTCTCGCTCCGATAGGAGCTTGGCGTCGCGCTGCCGGCGCGCTTCTATCTCGTGCTCCTGCGCTACCATCTGCCGGAGAACCTGGTCGGATGACTGGTCATAAGAGAGGAAGCAGACCGGGTGACCTTTCTTCATGGCATGGAGCATCAGCTGCACGGTCAACGACGTCTTGCCCTCACCCGACGACGACAGCAGACCGTATAGGTTCCCTCCTTCGAAACACGGTTCAGAGATGACCTCTGCAATCTCGTCGAGCGCGATCGGCACTCCATTCACGTCTTGGCGCTGGTATGAGGCTGAGAGAGCGTCAACGTAGGACTGGCCGGCATTCTTGATCGGGGCTGCCTTCAGAGCCTCAGCACGGACAGCGGCCATCCGCTCCTCTATAGGCTCGAAGGCTTTCAGCGGATCCTCACCCGGTGCCAGGTTGAAGTACGTGTCGACGCCTTCCTGCAGCGCGCTGATTGCCTGCCGAGCAACCCATGCATCATAGATCGCTAGGGCATAGTCGGCCGCGTTGACGATGGTGACCGCTTCCGTGCAAAGCCTTGCCAGATATGCCGCTACCGTCGCCTGCTCGCCATCGATCTTCAGGCCATCGATCGTCGTGGGCAGATGGCTGCGGATGGTTACAGGGTTCACGCCTCGGCCGGAAGCTAGCGTCTGCCCAATCACCTCGTAGATCTTGCGGTGGAGAGGCTCGTAGAAGTGCTGGGGTTCGAGGAGGCGGTTGATCTTATCGAAGGCTGCGTTGTTGATCAGGATGGCGCCAAGGAGCGCACCCTCCGCCTCCACATTCTCAGGCACGGCCCGGAGGTTGGGATCGTAAGCGTTCATGCCTGCGTCCTTTCAAGCATCTTGAGCTGCTGACAGTGACCGGCGGTCCATATCGCTATCGCTACGGCGTCGCGGGAGTCAGCGTTTGGGGACACAACCTTCAGGCTCTCGATAAACTGCTTCACTCGAGCTTTCGGCGGACCTTTGATGTGGGAGGGAATGATCCGCTGCCAGGTCTTCGGCTGAACCTCTATGCAGGGCACGTTCTGACCGGTCACACAGATCTGAGCAGCGCCCACCAGGCGATTCAGCATCATGATGGTGCCCGGGTTGATCGTGGTGGTTTCCTCCTCCTCCCCGAACATCGTCTTCGTCTTCTTCGTGAAGCTGGGGATGAAGGAGAGTGGCGCTTCGATACTGCAGAAGTCTGGCCGGTGCTCGCGGATCAGCTTCGGCAGCTTCCTGCGCATGTCGAGAACCTTCTCGAATGCATTCGTGCCGGCAAAGTGGAGCGAGTTGGAGACGATGGCGGACGGCGGCCGGTCGAGGTCATAGATTGCCCAGCCGCACTTTGAAGCCACGTCGAGAGACAGGATTTTCATCGCCGCGGCTCCTTGGCTTCCCAGAGCAACCTCTTCGTTGAGAAGTTCCGGTCTGACGGCCCCCAAATGTACCAAGCATGGTCCTCTGTTCCTGTCGTCTGGCCGGGGAACCATTGGATACGATCGAGCAGAGCTATCTTGGCCATAAACCGAGGATTGTCTGCGAAGAAGCGTCGGCGAGTTTTCCCGAAGTCGAATTTTGCGGTCAGCAAGAGAGCGATGTAGCCAGAGCAGCGCTCGAGGGAACGTTCGATGAAGCGAACAGCATCTCGGTTCCCCTTGCCATAAGGCGGGTTGGTGATGATCGCATCGAAGACTTCGTGGTCGTTCCTGTCTGATAGAAAGTCGAATAATTCGCTGTGAAATTTGTCGTAGGTTACGATGTCGGATGTAACCACGCGGGCACCGGCGGCCTCCAGGACATCTGCCATCATGTGGTTGCCAGCGGCTGGCTCCCATACGGTTAGACCGTGCACGGGCAAGTTCCGAATCAGAGCTTCAGTCGCCCACGGCTCGGTCTGATAGAGATCGTTTTCCTTGCGGAGGAAATTGGAAGGGACAACGGTCATGGATCAGCACCGGCTCAGAAGGGCAAAGGTGAAGGCTGATGCCGCCACCAGTGCGAGTATGGATTGCACGATCAGAAATCGGATTTGTTCTTTGGTCACGTCCCACCTCGTAGGAGGAGCGCGCACGGCGCTCCCCATGGGATCCGTTATTCTTCGTCTTCGTTGAAGACGTCGTCTTCGCTGTCACCCTTGATCAGCTCATCTCCAGCCGGCTCAAGGGAAAGGATCAGCTCGCGCTCCTTGGTGCCTTCATGGAATGCTTCGATCCATGCTTGCCCCTGCTCGCTGTCGATCGCGAAGGGGTTCTGGTCCATGCCCTGCCCCATGATGCCGACGTAGCGGCCGAGCTCTTTCGCTTTGGCTGAGCTATCGCGGCTGGGCTGCTCAACGCGGAACATGTCGAGCTGCTTCTTCTCGATCGGTGTGCCCAGGATCATCAGGTATTCAGTCAGCGCCTTGAGGTAGGCGACCTTATCCTCAACCTTGCCGGACTTCTTGATCGATAGAGCGTCCTTGGCAGCGCCGAGATGGATCCCCTTCGCTTCGACGTGCTTCAGCGTGTTCCGGTAATTGCCGTTGGCGGATTCGAACTCCGCCTTTGCGCGCTGAATCTTACCAAGCTGAAGAGCGATAACGGCGTCTTCTGCCGGTCCATTCCGCTTTAGCTCGACCACGTTGTCTTCCTTCTTTGCAGCCCTTGCCATGCTCGGCTCCTTTAGCCTTCGTCAGTCTTTTCCAATGACTTTCGTCTTCAAGAATCCACCCAAGAACCCCATGGCCGCGCCGACCTCCCAGACAGCTAGGTCGTACGTGTCCACGCCAACGCGCGTCAGAAAGCTGAGGATGGCGTCAGTAAAGAACAGGCCGACGACCCATCCCGAGAATGCTCCGAAAAGAACCCCGAGGATGGGAGCGGTGAAGGCCAGGATGACCACGGCCGCGGCAAGGCCCAGTATTTTCTCCATCTCATCGGCTCCTATTTCGCCATCTCTCGACGGCAAGCGCCGTCCGTTCCCACGCTCGAAAGAGCGCGCTCCAAATCAGCTTCATGCCGTAGTTCTCTGAGTTGCTGGCGCTCTGCCCGGTACTGTCGGGCGGCTGCCTCGTTACGATGGACCATGTCGTTGTAGGCAAGCATCAGTGCCCGATACTGTGATCCCGCCACTTCGCCCATCTCGCGCCACTTGTAGCGGAGACGCTTGAGGTAGCTTTCGGCGATGCCGGTTCTTTGAGCCACGCGGTACCGCGCCGCTTCACGAGTATCACCAAGCCCGCGGTACTCAGCCTTCTGTAACTCTTCCGCCCAGAACCGAGCCTCTTCCAGAGCTGCCTCGACATGGTCGGTACGGCGAAGAGAATTTCCGGAACCGGAAACGCATTCTCCGCCGCCGCTCAACGCCGACGAGTAGGTCTCATCCATCGAAGTGAACCGATGAGTGGTCTGAGGGCCATGGAAAGGATGATGAGATGAAGAGCCGAAACCGAACGACGCAGTTGGAGTTGAACCTGCAAGCTCCATCATCAGAGCCCTGCCCGACGCGCAGCGTCTTCAACGGAGGCAGGCTGCTCGCTGTCGATCTCAGCGGCCTTGCCACGGTCGCGCCAAGCGGTGAGAACCGTCGGCGCAACCAATATAGCAACCCAGAGGGTGAGGATCAGACAGAGCGCCGTCAAGCCTCGACCTCATCGGCCAGTTCGACATACTCAAAGAGCAGCGCGTCGTTCCACGCGATGCCACGATCTTTAGCTGCTTTCCGGATGGACTTGGCCACCGTCAGGGTGATCTCAGAGCCTGCCTCGAGACGGGACACGGTTGCTTGCGTGACGCCGATCGCGCTCGCGAACTCGCCCTGCGTGTTCATACCGAAAAGGTTTGTGCGGATGTGCTTTATCACGTTCATACGTCAATGTATAAGCGTATACGTATCACTGTGTCAATCCGCTGATACGAGTACGTGTTTGCGACGTGCTGAAACACGGTCTAGCTTCCGCCCATGAAGCTGACCGACATCATCATCGGCCTTGAGAAGGCCGGCCTTACGCAGAACATGATCGCCAATGCGGTCAGTGAGCGAGGCGTTAAAACCACCCAGGCAACGATCTCGCGGATCAAGAAGGGTTCGCAGACAAACGCGGATATGGATCGCGCTTTGCGTCAACTCGCAAGCGAGTACGGCTTGATCGCTGAGAGCCACAGCCGCGCACCAGGTGCGGTCAAGGACTACATCGATGAAGTAGATGTTTACACAGGGCTCGGAGGAGGAGGCTTGTCGATCGTCGAAACAACGACGCAGAACGGGATGACATTTGCCACCGAGGCGATCCGCGATCATTGGCGGATACCTGAGTACATGCTGAATCGCTTCAATGCTCAGCCGCGGCACATCAAAGCATTTCCGGCCCAGGGTGATTCGATGTCGCCGACGATTCAGGATGGCGATGTCGTGTTCGTCGACACCCGCCACAAAGTGCCATCGCCTCCTGGCATTTACGTTCTGGCCGATGAGTTTGGTGGCGTAGTTACGAAGCGACTGGAAGTGATATCGCGCCCGAGCGACGAAACTGTCACCGTGCGGATCTCTTCAGATAATCCAAACCACAATGACCGCGAACTCACGCTCGACGAGATTCACATCATTGGCAGATACATCGGCCGATTCACGGTGTAACGACGACCTCGGTTGCCGTCTTTTCTCTCACGTAGACGCTAAGTTCTGAGACGTTGAAGAAACTAGAATCTTCCTTCTCTAGAGCCGTATTCTGAGACGTATGAGAACTATCTCCATTCTATCCCGTCAGGGATAGAGGCTTAGGAAACGGCGCAGTAATCCCTTGCACGCCGAAGAGCATCGACGCCAAGGGTAACTGCACGGTCAAGACAGAGCCTTGAGGTTCCCGTATGCATCCCCGCCCGGCCATATGACGGCCTGTCCCACCAGCGGTTCATGGTCGGTTTCTATTGGCTGGTGTGCCTCACGCGCCGGGGCCGATCTCCCGCTGTGCTTGCGCGCCCTTCTCACCTGATTGCCGGTGAGCCGCTTGTGCCCCTGTCCTTGCACTTCCAAGCAGGGCGGACAACCGCACCCCTACTGCACGAGAATCGCAGCTTTCGCCGCTCAACCGTGAGGCCGTCCCTTTCAGGATAGGCACCCTTGCCTGTCCTGGATGACGTTTGACTTGAGGAATTCAGTGGTTCGCTCTATGTTTGAGCCCACTGGATACCGGCCGCCAAACCAGTTTCATCCAGTCTGGCCCCGACCGTAGCGAAACGGTGCGGGGCTTTCTTTTTTGTAGGCCCGGCTCGGCTCACTCGTCAATACGTATAAAATTTAATCCGCATACGTATTGACAGCAATACGTCGGCGCATTAGCGTTGATCATATCCAAGCAGGAATGATCGAAATGCTGACGAGCCACCTCATCCCCCTCAATGACGTACCCTCAGCTGATCATTCCGGCGATCACACCGTTGGAGGCCATGATGTAACCCGCAACGCGCTGCGCGTACCCGCTCGTATTGTCCTGAATGGTCGCCTGGCCGTGGGCGTAGACACGGTCACCAATTCGCCCGAACGGGCACGAACTGAACCCGCCGAGGCCGCAGTTACGGCGGGGACTGATTTGCGCAAACCTGTTGCTGCGGAACAGGGCCAAATCATCAGGGAAGGCGGTGCGCGCCGAGAAACCGACCGCTTGCGCGGTGACGCTTCACGCCCTGATGCCGATTTCATATCGCGCTCGCTTACCTCCTCCCAAGCGATCGTGAAGCCGGAGGCAGGCTCCCTCCTCCCGTCTGTCTCCGGCAACCCTTCCCATGAGGTGACGGCATGAAAACCGTCCTCACTCTTCCCCTCGAAGAGCAGCTTGAAATCGCCGAGCGCGATCTTTTCTGCGCGAAGATGATCGACAACACCGCGCGAATGTGGGCTGAGGTCGCCGAATGCGAGCGGCGGGTCGACGACGTTAAGAAACAGATCGAGATCGTCGACCGCCAACTTCGTGAGTGCGAGGAAATCCTGAAAACCGAAACGGAGATCAGCCGTCGGCGCGAAGCGCGTGACGAGTACCTCCGGCTGAGTGCGCAAAGGTACCGCCAACCATGAACCGTCTTCTCGTGCAGGTTTTCCGCAATGGCGCTTGGTGCAAGGTCACCACCGTTGCGTACGAGCCCGGCCACAACGCCATCGATGCTGAGCGCAAGTTCGCCAAGGCTCACAGAGAGGCGATGCGGCAGGTGAGCCGCTGGCGCGCCTACTTCTCCGATCCGCTCCGAATAGTCGAGCCGACGGCTAAGGGTGACTACCGCGAGGTGAGGACGTGACGACGGATCTCGTCGAATCCGTCGCCTTCGCGATCTACCAGACGTGGAGCCGAGAGCGGGATCCTCATCGGGCTTTGTCTCGCTTCAAGCGCCTCCCAGACCCAACCAGAGAATCTTTTGAAGCTGAAGCCAAGTCCGCGATCCGCGTGTGCGAGGCATATTTCACCGGAGCCAGAACAGCATGATCATGACGAATGTCGGCGAAATCGCCCAGGTATCGATCGTAGAGCGTTGGCGCTGGTGGCAGGAAGCGCTCAAGAGCCCCGGCAAGATCGGCACCCCTGATCTTCCCATCCACGCCAACGAGTATCAGCTCGGCTACTATCGCTGCCGCCGCAAGAATGGACCGTGGGAACCGGTAGGCATCTATCCGGATGATGACGGCGTCGTCGTCGGGTTCCGCAGCGGCCTGCAGGTGTTGGATCTGAACGATCTGTTTCTTTGGTGCTGCCGTTATCCGATCTCGTATGAGGCCTATGTGAAGGCGCTGGAGGGTGGTGGCTTTGATGACGAGCCCGCACCGGCCCCAACCATCGGGCACAACTCCGGCGATGCGGATCCTTTCGACGCGCTGATGATGGAGTACCTCGGCGAAAAGGAAATGGCCGAGGAGTTCCTGAAGCAGCCCGTTAAGACGAAAGCTGATGCCGACCGCGCCGCGATCTGGGCAGACAGACTGAAGAAAATCGCTTCAAAAGCAGTCGCCTTCCACAAAGTTGAGAAGCAGCCATTCCTTGATGGTGGCCGCGCAGTCGATGAGAAATGGCGAGGGCTGAAAGAAGAGCCTGGCACAGTCGTCGATGCGCTCCGCGCTCACGTCAAACCTTACTTCGCCGAATTGAAGCGGCAGGAGGAGGAGCGCCAGCGCCTCGCCCGTGAAAAGGCTGATGCTGAGAGGCGCGAGGCCGAGGAAAAAGCGCGTGCGGCACGCGAAGCGGCAGCCAAGGCTGAGGAAGGCGATCTCGCCGCCGAGCAGGCGCGTCAGGAGGCCATCGAAGCGACTCGCCGCGCCAAGGAAGCGGAAAAGGAAACCGAAGCCCGGAAGATCAGTGCCGGTCGTACTGGCTCGCGCATGGGCTATAGGACTGAGACGGTCTACGTCGTCGCCGACTACGTGAAGGCAGCAACCGCCATCCTCTCCATGAAAGGCGACAACAGCAAAGATCTGGAAAAAGAGATCGAGCGCCTTGCCAAAAAGGTGATGAAGGCGGGCGTCCCACTCGAGGGCGTCGAAGCTCAGGAGCGGGAGGTTGTTCGATGATCGCCTCTGTCCAGTTCCCCAACTCCAGCCGTAGCTACGACTACATCGCCCCCTTCCCTGTCCATGTCGGCATGAAGGTGGTCGTTGAGACCAAGCGGGGCGAAGCCGTCGTCGAGGTCGTAGCCGTTAAGGAGTCGTCGGAGGCCGCCACGGCATCGCTGGTCCGACCGGAAGCGATGTTCTGACGGCGTACCACCTGCCTCAAAATAGAAGATCTAGCGGAGAAGCCGCATGAACGCCGTAACTACCATCGCTCCATCTCGCCTCCCGATCGCGCCCTCTATCGCCAAAGAGTTTGACCTGCAGCCTACGGAATGGCGGGTCTTGGTCGATCAAATTTTCCCTTCGGCTCAGTCTGTCGAATCCGTGATGATGGCGCTTGCTTATTGCCGGAAACGCAATCTCGACATTTTCAAAAAGCCGGTTCACATCGTCCCAATGTGGTCGAGTGCGAAACGCGAGATGGTCGAGACAGTTTGGCCTGGCATCGCTGAGATACGCACGACCGCAGCCCGCACCGGAGAATACGCCGGCATCGATGCCGTAGAATTCGGCCCCATTGTTGAGCGCACGTTCTCAGGGACCTTGGAACAGTGGGTTGAACCGGAAGGCGGCGGACGCAAGGTCAAGCGGCCGAATAAGGTCGAGAAGGTGGTGCGCTTTCCTGAGTGGGCTTCGGTTGTGGTGTACCGGATCGTCGGCGGGCAGCGATGCGCGTACCACGCCAAGGTCTTCTGGGAAGAGACCTATGCTACGATGGGCAAGACAGATATTCCAAACGAAATGTGGGCCAAGAGGCCGCGCGGTCAGCTCGACAAGTGCGTCGAAGCCGCAGCCCTGCGCAAGGCCTTTCCTGAAGAGCTCGGAAACATTTACGCGGCTGAGGAGATGGAGGGCCGCTCGATCGACGGCATGACGATAGAGCACGCTGAGCCTAAGGCACCTCCTACCCCACCGAAGCCACCGGTGCCGCCGCGCGAGACGATCGAGCACAAGCACCAGGACGACGGCCGCACCGACGTCATTGATGTCGAGACCGGCGAAGTGGTCGACCAGCGCGAGATCGTGCAAGAAACCGGCGAGCAGACGGCTGCGCTTATGGATGACGAGCCCGACGACACAGCCTTCTTTGAGAAGCTCGAGGCCGACATGGCCGAGGCCAGCGACGAAGCTGGCATCGAGGAGATCTGGACGGAGGCTGACCCGCTCGCACGATTCGAGGGCGACGAGACGAACCAGGCGATTGCGCTCGCGATCAAGAAGCGCGCCCTGAAGAAGGTGGCCAGCTGAGATGTCGAAGTCTGACGCCCCTGCTCTACGGCTTATTGTCGAACGCGGTCCGCGACTGGTCCCGGCGTCAGCCTTCGACGCCGAGCGGCTGGATACATATCAGGTTGGCCGTGTCATCCGGCTCACCCCTGTAGAGGAAGCGGACCGAAAGGACATCCGCCGCTGGTGGGCGATCCTGAACCGCGCCGTTAAGGACGCGAAGACGCCATGGCGCACGCCTGCTCAAGCCAGTGAGGCAATCAAGCTAGCGCTCGGCATCGTCGAGTATGGGAAGACGGTCAACGGCAAGTTCATGCAATGGCCGAAGTCGCTCAAGGAGCTTGATGACCAAGAATTGGCTACGGCAGTTCGTGATATGGCCGCAATTGTCAGGGAGATAACCGGCGTCGATCCTCTCGACTGGAACAAAGAGTCGTCCGACGTTGGTCGCGACGAACAAGAGAAGCCCGAGACAGACGCCCCCTCGCCTCACTCGGGCTTGGGCGGCAGCGGAGCCACCCCCGGGTCCGCTGCCGCCGACCCTTCTGTCTCCTCACACGACAGCGACCAGAATGGCACGACTGCGCCAGATCCTGAGCTCGTGCGCCTCATGATGGAAGAGTGCATCGACACGATGATCCGCGATGCATTTTCCGAACCCGCAATCGAACGGCCGGCGAAGGTCGAGAAACTTCGTGCTGTGTTCTTGGAGCCTTATAACCTCGGCTCGCATGCCAAGTTTGTAGATCTCTGTGCTGAGACGGTTCGGCGCATCATCGGCAAACCGCAAGAGAAGGTGCGCGCGAAAGATTTCCTCATGAGCAAGAGGCCGATCTGATGGGTGTCGTCTCAGCCAAGCTCCGCAACAGTGCGCGTGGGCAGCATTGTCAGTTCTGCATTGCAGGCGTCTGCGATTACGACCCTGAGACAGTGGTGCTCTGCCATGCACCGTCAGAGGTTAAAGGCATGGGCAACAAGTCCGACGACTGGTTCGCTGCGTTTGGCTGCCATGCCTGCCACGAAGCCCTCGACCATCACCGTCTGCCGCGCGAGGAAGAGCAGTTCTACTGGCTACGCGCCCTGCAGCGCACCTGGTCGATATGGATCTCGTCCGGGCTCATAACCCTTCCCGTGAACCCCATCACAGCGAAGAACCGGCCGAAGAAGAAGGCATACATGCCCTCTCGCCCGATGCAGAGCCGTAACCAATTTCCAAGCAAGCGAAGGACCAGAGAAGAATGAGCCGGCGCGCCGCTAGGATCACGCATGACGAAGTCACCAGAATGGTTAAGGCCGTGAGGGATCTTGGCTTGCCCATCGGACGTGTCATCTTCAACGGTACAGAGCTATCGGTTGTGATCGGCGGGGATAGCGGGGAAATCTCCGAGAAGGTAGCTAGACAGGAAACAGAATCGCTCGCGCTAATTCGAGAGCCGAAACTGTGAACACTCCTGCAATGCTGTTTGAGCTCGAACACCTCACCGTGCGCACGAATCGCGACGGGACAAAGCGATACTATTTCCGCCGCCGGGGACAGCCTTTGTGCCGCCTACCCGGCGAGCCTCTGTCAGCAGAGTTTATGGAAAAGTATCGGGAGTGCGAGCAATGGGACGGGCGTCACGCAGCTGCGGCTGAAGGATCGTTCCGGTGGATCTGCGACCAGTACATGGAATCGACATCTTTCACGTCGAAGGCCAAGGCTACTCGCGATGCTCGCCGACGTGTGATCCTGTCGATGATGAGTGAGCCCCTTGAGCGGGGCAAGCCTGAGACCTTCGGTGACGAGCGCGCCAAGCTGATCAGCAGGGCCCACATCGAGGTGCTTCGCGACCGAAAAGCAGACAACCCGAACGCTGGCAACGAACGTCTCAAGATCCTCGGGCAAGTGTTCAAGCTGGCGGTGGCAAACCGCTGGGTGGACTACAACCACATTCGTGACGTGGAGCGCCTGCGTGTGCCCCGTGGCGGGCACGACACCGCGACCGATGACCACATCGAACAATACCTCACGAAGCACACCGGCGGCCCCGCCTGGCTCGCTATGATGATCTTGAAACACACCGGCGTCCGCATCTCTGATCTGCGGCTGCTAGGCCGACAGCACATCAAGAAAGGCCTGCTGGCCTTTGAGACGGTCAAGACCGGCGTCCTATGCGAGCTCCCGATCCACCCCGAGCTACATTCCGCCCTGCCCCGAGACAACATGACGTTTCTGCTGAGTGAAGCCGGGAAGCCTTTCGAGAGTGACAAGGCTCTCTCACAGCGCGTCTCGAAGTGGTTTCAGCAAGCTGGGATCACAGGCATCACCGCCCACAGCGTCCGCAAATGGCGCGCCATCAAAATGGCAGAGGCTGGCGCTACCGAATATGAGTTGATGGCATCATTCGGGTGGCGAGATCCGAAGGAAGCCAGACCCTATGTGCAGTCGGCAAGTCGGAAAAGGTTGGCCCATGAAGCGGCCGAGAAAATGTCGCGTGTGTAA